TTCACCCTGTGTATACCCTGTAATAAGGTATTCATCCTCCATGAATTCCTTGTACTTCTGAAGATCATTGCTCCTGTAATTCGCGCGATATATACCTTCCGCATTTCGAAGCATAATACCCTCATATCCTGCCTCTACAAACTCTGAAAACAACCTGCGAAAATCAGGCAACCCAGCCACTTTTTCCGTACGAACAAGTACGACCACCGCCGCCGCATCCGCAGCACTTCGCAACATGCGTCCTGACGCACTGAGTGTATCGTTTGCGACACACGCACAACGCCGAACCGCATCTGCTAGAACGCCAAATCTCTCGGAATAGGGCATATTCCCGCGAGCATGATCATAGATATCGTAGACATGATACCTGACTTTTTTCAAGCGTTCAACGTCGGAATCGGTGATTTTCTTCTTCTTGATGAGCCCAGCAAGTTCTTCAAACGGCATTTGGTCCGTATATAACTCTCCGTCAATGACTACGGATGGATGTTGCGAGAGATAAGGGCGAAGTGCAGCAGCAATATGAGGAAGACCCGTAAAGAACGCACCAGTGCGTGATTGAAGAGCAACCGTCATGTCATTCCCACATCGCATAGAATACGACACACAACGTAATCCATCCAACTTTGGTTGGACGAAACATGGGAATTTGATGACTTTCTTCTTTTTTGAAGTGACTGCGTCAACCGGGTTGAACGTTTGGGCGAGCATGGGAAGGAATGGAGCGCCACCATCGCCATCATCAACATCACCGTCATCAAAACAATTCCCTGAAACATCGCCGTACCCTTCACCACAATCCGCGGGTTTCGTTTCAGAATATCCCTCCTTTTCTTTCTTGTCCGTCCACTTGCGCCGAGTCTCCGAAATACATTGTTCGAGAGGCGTGGTTTCATTTGAACGACCGATATTTTTACCGGTGTTATAATCACGCATCGCGACCTGTTGTTTTCCATCGATATATCCATGCATGATTCGCGCGGTCGCATATCCAGCTTCCACCGACGTTTTGTCGACAGGCTGAAGAACTGCAGCAGTCCATACCTTTATTTTTCCGTTCTTATCAACAGCATATAACTTGGGGAACGAATGAACAACCGAGAGATTAGATGGATTCATTGAAACAATAACTAAAATAACGAACGAGACGATATCATTGAGATAATCTGAAAATATGGATTCAATTTTACGTAATTCAATAAAATTATAGTGATTATCTAAATAAAAAATACATATAATAATATAATGGATAGTCCTTTAACAAGACTTGTTACGATAGCAAAATCAATCGCTACTTTTATAAATAATTGCAATATATTTAAAAATGAAATTAATATTATGACCACACCACAACAAAGGTTAAGCTATAATATTAATTTCATTCTTGACCAGCAAAACTACTCAAGTGCGTTATATTATTTATCCAGTGAATACAAGTTAGTTGGTAAAATATTATTTGTTAATTCTACATTCCAAGGAAGTAAAATCGGATCTTTTTTATTTCAATTACATTTATTACTATCCGTTCTTTCTAATGTAACTCAGTTAGAATTAGACAATTATACAGATGAACCCGTAAGAGCAGCCGGAGGGATATACAAAGATTTTAAGTGGAAAATTTCAAAAAAGGATTCTAAGGGCAAAACAGAAGATGAAAAAGCTCAAATGTCCGAAGGAGAAATGATATGGTTACCTAATGGTAATAATCGTGCTCACATCCTAAATGAATTAGTAAATATAGCCATATATGTTAATCAAAATAGAGGTTTATTAATGGAAAGTCCTTGGGGTGATAATATTCATTCAAAAATAGTGTGTTTTAACAATCATTTACATCAGACGTTCGGTGGAAAAAATGGTAAACGAAAAACAAGAAACATACGAAGAAAAACAATAAGAGTACGACGAAAAACAAGAAACATACGACGAAATTTCAAATAACAACACATCGTCGATCACTATTCAAAACATGATGGGTCAATTTTAGCAACAATCGACCGCAAGATATGATTCTCCTTCGTGAGTTTATTATTGTTTTGGATGAGCGAGAGAATCAGATACGTCATCTTCTCAAGTGTGATATCATGTTCCTCTTCCGGACTCACCTCCTCCGGCGGAGTCTCAATGATCGAAATAGTGCGCGTTGGATGGTTATACACCGTTGTTCCATCTGCATTTACACTTGTACTAATACCACTCAATCCTGTTCCACCTGGCGCAGGTTCATCACTCGTCACAATGATTCGCCCCTTACAGTATTCATGCGCAGCAGCTGTAACCGCACGAACAACTTGTTGTGTCTCTTCTGAACGTTTCACATACTTAATATTAAACGATGCGTTATGTTCTTCATTCCCCATATTCGACGTATTATTGGTAACAACCGTTGTCCCATTTGGATTCTTTACAGCACCTGAAGAAGATGTACCTGACGCAGTAGCTGCCGCTGCTGCTGCTGCAGTAACAATCGCCTTGGCTTGTGCCTGAATCGCGGCAGCAGCATCCGATGCTAACTTCTTCTCCTTCTCTTTCTTTTGTGCTTCAAGAATTGTATTTAAACGCGCCTGCTTACGCTTTTCCAACATCTCCAGATCCTCTTTCGTAAAATTTGCTGTTGGTTTGAAACTTGTGAGTGGTTTTGTAAAAAATGGGTTTTGCGTAACATCATCACTACCACCAACTGCAGAAGCAGAATTGACAGGCGCAGATGATGCTGTACCTCCAATCTCACACTTTTCTTTATGGTTATTTAAACCACTGGCATACTTATATTTTTTCCCACATTCACACTCAAACATTGAATGATTTATTACATACTATCTAGATGATTCTATATTCATTTTCGAAACTAGTAATTGTATGGTTTCTTGTTGTTTACGCATGATCTCCATCATCTCTCGATTTTGACGCAATAATTCAGAAAAATCAGCCGCGCTTGGCATGACAACATCCATTTTTGCGCCCCCACCCGACGCACCAAATGTATCACTACCGACACACACCGCGATATGTGCATTATATCGCGACTCTTGCTTGTATACTTTGTCACAATTTTCACAACGATATTCTGGTACTTTTGCACATTCTACGCATAAGATAAACGCGATAAATATCATAACTGCATCACTCGAAAATAAAGGTGTGTCGTCATGAAATTCCATAGAAGAGTCTGTCACGTCATTCTTAGATGATATACTAAAAATTACTCTTATATTCATTATCACAATAATATACGACATAAAAATATATCATGAGAGAATATAATTACGATGGAGCATCCATATCGGGTTCATTCTTCTATCGGATTCGGATTTTTACAGTTACTCATGCTATCTTCACTTGCATACCCTATACCACCACCTCCATTATATCATAATATCGCACTAATCCGTATGATGGGAACTGTTTATTTCACATTATTTCAAAATAACCCTGTTTATTTGAAACTAGAATGCTTGACAATTTTATTTGAAGTTATAAAAGACGGACTATATGTTTCGTATGTTATAAAAGACTACACGTATATATTTGGAGTGATTGATATAATGAGTAACCTTATTTTCTGCACTATAATTGTATTATCATTGAACAATGGTCATGATAAATGGGAGAGTATCAATAATAGTCTTGAAGGCATTCGACAAACATGCATAAACTGCTGCTGGAAAAAAAACGAGTCACAAACACATCACGATACATCGGAATATGGAGCTGCGAAAGAATTAGAAAGAAAGGAAACAATCATAAATACAAAAAGTCATGTATATACATCATTACCAACAAATGAAAACGTAAACGGACAAAATAAAACAGCAGTATACACATTCGGAAGTCGTCAAGCATTTAAACCAAGTTTTTATTCGTCATCATGGGGTCGTGACTATTTAAACGCAAACGTAGAACGTGAATTTGAACGAATTGAACACAAAAACACATACAACGGAGATATTGGTATAGTTACAAGCAGTGATGGAAGCACACAATATATTCGCTTCGATGATTCAGAACCAACTTATACTTCAGGCGCACATCATTACGCAAATATTTTTGTTTCTCCATATTTCATGAAAGATGGAACACCGTTCACATCATTTTCATCATGGACAAAAAAAGATACCGTAAGTGTTTTTTTATTCACATATAATCTAGTTCAGTTCATATATCAATTAATATTGTATAACAGTATTATCAAAACTTGTCAAGAATATCATAAAATAGAAAAAAATGAAACAAATGCAAACGATAGATTGATGCGATGGTTATGTTAATATACAATTGTTTTATACTTGTAATAAAAATAAGTAGAAAGTGCAAACAATGTTCCACCCCATGTTGTATCAATTATAGCAGTGACTGGACTCCAATTGCTCAATATTGCAAGGGTAGTTGTTTCATATACACCATACACTAATATACCAAGAAAAAATGCAGTCTTCATTCCATCTTCGAGACGCATCGTTTGCATAGAAGCTGCTGCATTTGTAGCATTGGGTATGATAATGTGACGAAGAACAAAATAGTAAAGCCCAACAACAATCAGAAAATAACAGGCTGCAGCACTAGGTATATTCACTTTCATTGCGGTTCCTTGAACAAGCATAACTTGACGTTCAAATAAACTTTTAGAAAGAGTCAAAAAAACTGCATCAAGTGCAAGAATAATGACTGCGACTACAACAATATCACGAATATTCATTATATACCAGTAAATATTTAAAATTTTACTGGTATCCAGTAAATATTTAAAATTTTACTGGTATCCAGTAAATATTTAAAATTTAACTGGTATAATATCCGAATGTTTATGGTTTAGGTTCATGCGATGCGTTCACATTCGACGAATATGGACTTACATTTCGATCCATAAAATAGTCTGTAACAAATGTCTTATCTAATAATTCATCTAAATAATAATATGTATTTGATGAAAATTCATGTTCATCACGCACTCGAGTATCTAATATTGTAAATTTCATTGTATGTGTTATATATAGACAAATAATAATGGCACAAAAAACCAAACGTAATCGTAAAGTTCAAAAAATGAATAAGACTCGACGGAGTAGTAGTAGTAAAGAAGAAATGTTACAACCAATAAAACACGAAACTCACAGTTTTTACTCTAAAATGATGTTTGACGGTAAGACAATGATTACAGAATCACAAAAAGATAATGAACCAGTAAAGCGACGAAAATATACATTAAAAGACATTGAACGAGAGATTCCAATCGGAGCTGAACTCATAAAAAACCATTTAAACCGGAAAGTTCCTCGCGCAATTCAATACCCACTGCCAAAAGAAATCGAATTTAAATCAGTGCTTCCAAATCCAGTCGATTTAGGCCTGATGCCTCCGATATCTTCGATGAACCATACAAAAAAACATCGAAAATCCCGTCATCGTAGAGATGAGAAAGGCATAGAAAATTTACGTTTGATGGTAGATGAAGACGAACATAACCATACAAACCGAAGACACAAACGGTCCCGTGACTTATTTAGTCTACCTTAAAGCGTAAGAATGACCATTTTTATTTTTAGTCCTTATTATATATCACGCATCAATAAAAGCGTAATACATAATATGTCAAATAACAATAATAGTTGGAAAAGAGTTGGCGGGTTCTCTCGCACTGGAACACAAAATTTCGTTAGAACAACCGATGCAGCAATGGGTGGAACTACTTTTGGACCCACTGATATATCATACAACAGTGGTAATACAACACTACGAATCGGGAATAATGCGGGAGTTGTTTTTGTAAATGGCGATATTGATATGAATGGAGGTCCAAATGTAGTTGTACCTATAAACCGTATTCGAAATGTTCGTGATCCAATCATGGATCAGGATGTTGCAACCAAATTTTACGTTGATAAATCAATTGATGCAATAACATTAAACCAACAACAACAAGGACCTACAGGTCCGGTGGGTCCTCCAGGTGTTGGATTTGGAGGACAAGATGGTCAAGAAGGTCCCACCGGTGCGACTGGTTGTACTGGTGCCCGAGGTCCTGCTGGAAGTGTTATCGGCGTAACCGGCGCTACCGGTGTAAATGGTGGAACTGGAGCTACTGGAGCTGCCGGAGCACCAGGTGCAACTGGACCGGTTGGACCTGCCGGTTCAAAAGGAGACCAAGGAGAACAAGGAATTCAAGGAATTCAAGGTTCAAACGGAACGATTTTGTGGCTGAATCCTGACGGTGATTCAACAACAGACCAACTTATCACAGATGCATATCTACTTTCTCAAACACCAATTAATAGTACAATGCGAACAGTTGGACCAATTTCCGTAAGTGCCACCTATGGTAACACGAATAAAATTGTCCCAGGTAGCCGATTTTATAACACTGCCCGTAAAATATCTGATTTGGCAGTTATTCCTAGTGGTGTCTGGGTATTGAATATATACGCAAATGTGCCATCAAACTCAGATGCAAACCAAGTTTCTTTATATGCTGCCGTATTTATGATAAGCGGAACAACCAACCAGCCATCACCTGATAGTTTGATTATTGAAACAAAAGATGGCGGTGACAGTGGATATTACCCTCCACGTGATGCTTACTTACCAGACCATATCAAATATATCGGAAAAAGCTGGACAAATGCAGACAATGTTCTTACGGATAACACCACAGGGACAGTGATCAATAGTACCGCGAGAAAATTATACAAAGTCGAAATGCCGGTAGAGTTCATCACACTAAAAGACGCAGCTGGAGGTCGTGAAAATGTATACATTCAATTACAAATATACGTAAAAAATACGAAAGCTGCGAATCAGACAGCAAACGTAACTTTGTATTTTCAAACTGATTTTAATACAAATAACACAACATACTCGTATTTACAAACCACATTTGGCGCAATTGGTATTCCAGGTGTACAAGGAACAACAGGTCCAACGGGTTCTATTGGAATTCCCGGTTCAACTGGGTCCACTGGGTTAATGGGAAGAACAGGCACAGGTGGACCAACCGGTTCAACTGGTCCAGTTGGTCCTGTAGGACCCCAAGGTTCAACTGGACCAACCGGACCAGGAGGCAGTTCTAGTGCATTTGGTGTTCAATATGCCGTTCAATATAGATCAAATGCCGGAAGTGCAACGGATGCAAGTGGTACATTCGGTGGAAACCAAAATTTCAGATTTCAACCTACAGCATACACAACAAACACCCCTGATGCTAGCGCAGGTACAGTTATTATGAATGACATTGCATGTCGTTCGATTCATTCATCTTTTTATGTCGAAGATCCATCAATTACCGGAACGAATATTCGTCCACGAACTTTTATGAAAGGCGGAGAAGCAGGAGGAGGTTATGTTATATTTGCTTCGGGAAGAGATGCAAGTAATTCATTAACAACGAGTTCACCTGCAACAGTGTCAGATATAACACACGGTATAAAAATCGTCCATAACATAGATGATATAACTCCTCCATTATATCCTTCTGCAACAATCAATCTTCACAATGGAAGTAAAACATCCGCAAAAATTGGTATGAAATTTGATATATCTGGTGGTCATGTTATCGCTGGTCAAGACCGGTTTTGTATTGTCAATAATACGGGTGCTGTAGGTGTTGGTGGTATGACACCAAATGAAATGAACGACACCGGACAAACAAGTCTAAATCGCGCACTTCATGTAAGCGGAAATATAATGGTTGGAACACATCCAGGAAGCACTCCCAGTGCATCTGCTCCTGCTTCATCTGCAATGATTATGTTTAACCAGTCAACCACAACACCTACGACAACTACATATCCAGGAATGTATCATCGTAGAGTAGCAGATTCAACCACTGCTACAACGCTTAATGTAGCAAATCCAACATCTGGACTTAGTTTGACATCTCCAACTTTTATTACATTTCAAACTGGCACAGGTGCAACTCAAAATAACTCATTGATTATTGATGCTTCTGGTAACACAAATGTAATAGGTCGCGCAAATTTAAATGGTGCTGTAAGTGTTGGAAAAAATTTTGCAGATGTAGAATCTCATCAATCATTACGACCCGCTATTGATGTCAGTGGAATAATGAGCTTATCTGCATCCACAACAAATTATACCGACAACCCACGTATCAAACTCATTTCAAAATCAGTCCAACGTCTGCTATCAATTCCTACAACTACAACATCATCAACATCAAATGAAATAAGAGGCGTAATACCAAGTCTCGATAGTGGATTTTTACGTCTATCCGCACAAACACCAGCGAATAGTTGCATTGATCTTATTGGAGTAAACAATAATGAAAGCTCATCCAGATTTAGTAATTCAGTCAGAATAAGCACAGGAGGCGTTGATGCAGTAATCATAAACGGAAGTGGTAATGTTGGAATCGGCACAACTCTTCCAGGTGTTCGTTTGGATGTATCCGGTGCAGCATCCGTTGCAGCCGCAAGGTTAATGTCGACAGCCAACAGTGGCACAGCATTAATCACAACCGGTCGTGTTGGTGTGAACAATGCTGCGCCTACAACAGACTTGGATGTTGGCGGTTCCGCAAGAATTACTGGAAATCTTGACATGAATAGCACAGGTAAAATTGTTAACTTAGTAAATCCTACCAATAACCAAGACGCAGCTACTAAATTTTACGTTGATAATTTGACAACAGGGTCAGCAAGTACTACGTTTGTAAATACATCACTTACGAGTGGTTCTCAGACAAATAATCCAACAATTACAGATGCAGCAAATACTAGTGCAAATTACCGAGTATTATTTACATCTGCTTCATTTGCAGGAGGAAGTAGTGGAAGAGGCTCACTGAATCTTGATGCTGATTTGTATTATAATCCAAACGCAAATATATTATATTCTGGCACATTCAGTGGTAATTTGAATGGAACTGCCAATTTTGCAAATAGTGCAGGTTCTGCTACCACAGCAACTTCTGCAACTTTTGCAAACCGCGCAGGTAACAGACAGTTCAGTATTAATGGTGGGTCAACATACACAAGCAATATACCAACGGATACCATGTTTGATATTTATGACCAAGGTTTCGGGTATGGCGCAAAAATGAGAATTAGAACACATGGGGGAAATGGTTTAACAATAGGCGCAAATGTTTCAGGTGAATCGTATATTTGGAATGAACAATCCTATAACATTGGGTTTGGAACAAACAATACACGAAGAATGACACTTACATCTGGTGGTTCATTAGACATGAATAGCAGTACACGTATAATAAATATGCCAGACCCCAATAGCGATCAAGACGCCGCTACTAGAGCATTTATTACGAGAAATTGTAATTTTAACATTTACACATCACGTTGGATAATGAACAGTTGGAATAGTCTTCCATCAATGGATATGAGAAACTATGATTATGAATTTGATATCGAATATGAAAATATAACAAATAATACATGGACCTATTGGAAATTCAATGACTCTGATTATCCAAATACAGCAGCAAGTATTGTTTACTATCCAAACGCAGCTAACTCAACCGGTGGAGAAAGAATAGACGTTAATTGGAACGCTAGCTCTAATTTTTTTAACTATACAGTATCTTCAGGATTCCATTCATCCGGAACACAAAATGTAATCATGACATATCGATTTCATGCAATAGCTAATGATACGTGGATCATATATAGTGTTAACGAAGCACCAATAATGTATAAAGTAAATTTTACGTCAGGAAATTCACAACCATACGGTGGTGCGTATGTTCGCTGGATGATATTTCAAATCGGAGGTAATACTTCAAAATGGGCACCTTATGTTATGATGATTCGCAGTAGTGAACAATTCAATTATCAGATATCAATACGACAAGTAAAGCGTTTTGGAATATAAAACAACATAAAAATTTAATATATACTTGTTTATAGTATATACAAGAATGTCGATGAAACCGTTTCAAACGGATAAAGGCGGCAATGTCCACCTTTTTCCAATCACAATTACATTAGGAACATCTGCAACGTTTAAATGCATCATTTATATTCAAAATGAATGTTACCACAGAACATACACATTAGAAGGAACAGACTATACGAACTGGGGAAGTGACGATGATTACATTAAAAAATATATATGCAAACAAGAACCGTATTTAGGCAACCCTTTACCTGATTATAAACCTCCTGCTGGTGCTACTGGAATATATGTTACAACAACACCAATGCCAACTAGAGATCCTTTTACTGGTGGTCCAACATCTGGACCCACCACCAATTAAAGACGCCAGGCCTTCATATCCTTCCACAATTTTACTCTGACCCGTGACAATATCGTATCATCCGTCAATGCGCCTCCCATCATTTTATCCGCATATTTATTGTAAAGTGTTGCAAAATCCTCTGATAATATTGCATCACTTCCTGTGACAGGTGACGGGATATCTTCACTGCTAATCATTTCATAACTCGTCATTGGTGTCGCTCCAGAATACATTCCGTCACATGACGTCATTGCAGGCGAAGATTGAAGCGACGACATGACCTGATGGTATGACGATGCTGCGTTTTGACGTTGTTTCATCATTTGTTGCTGTGCTTCCCAATTCTGATCTTGCCATTTTTTGAACTCTTTGAACAACCATTTATGAAATGTACGCACGAGTAATTGAAACTCACACGGTTCGATTGCGCGCCATTTTTTTACAGATGCAGAGGTCGATGATGGGGGGTCTGTGGCAGAATTACCAATAGTTTCAGCTGTCACCTTGAACGCCGTGTCATAAATATAGAAAGCACCTTGTTTTATATCCGCCAGTTTGAAAGGAACGAGGTGTGACTTTCCAGACTCGGTTGTATGCTCTGCCAAAATACGCAGAATCGCTGATGTAATACCTACAACGAGGTCTTCATGAAATACAATATTTAAATCTGCATCCGTAAGAATAATTGCGGTATCAGAAGAAAGCCATTCTGTGAACCCAGGGCGTAATTCTGCAAGTTCAGGATGTTCGGCATCTTCTTCATTTAGAATAACTTCCATATTTTGCCGTTTTTGACGCGTGACTGATGTGAAATCTATACCTGCGCAACTACCAACTCCGGCTGTTCCAATTCTTCGTCCAACCATTTTCGCCCACTGTTTCATTACATCCAATTCATCTTTCACTTTATTATACTTCGCTGCGAGTTCCTGAATCAAGATGAACATTTCGCGCTGTGTCGGTAATAATGGATCATCACTTGCGGCAGTAAGAACAGATGACGTCGTTCCACCACTACTACCCCGACGTATATCTGCCAATGTTTTACAAAATAACATGTGTCGTTCCGCCGTTGTTTTGTTTGGGAACTCGGCTCGACAATTTATACATTCATGTTTTCGAGAGATTTCTGGAGGAGCAGGATAAGAATGATGTTCATCATTATCACTGTTATTGTCTTTGTTTCTCATAATAACATTCATGCGTCGCATTTTCCTCTGATTTTATATATTATATTTCAATTTCTCTATTACTTAAATCCTAATCCTTATATATAATCTTATAATCTTTTCGTATTATATATATTTTCAAGCACATAACCACATTCCATGCCACGTTTATTTACAAATTGTCCATCATCAAAGTTCATTCTTCCTGTAAAGGAACGAAATATTGATAGATTACCAACTAGTGAAGTTGCTGCAGCTGCAGTAAGTACCCAACAGAAAATATGGAACACTGTTCGCGTCCCTGCCAGCGAATATACAATGAACCGAGCAGTTTTGAATGTGTACACCACCCCAACGTTAAGCACTGGAGTAAACTGGAACCAGTCTAGCGATCGGGCAGTTGCCGGTGTTGTCCATTCCAACGTCCCCACCTATGGAAACTCAACCCACCAAAGCATTACTCGTATGCGTCCAGGTTCAACTTCAGCACCAGGTTCAGGAGTGGATATAAAACACGGTTCATATGACCGATATTTAGCTCGTTTAAAAGGTCGCTCTGCACTTCGTACACAAGCTGCCGGAAAAGCTGCTGCAAATCCACTACAGGGAAACAAAACGCAAAGCTACGGAATTGCATATCACACCAAATGCTTATGTTAATCGTCATTTTATTCAAATACTAAAATCAATCAAGATAATTAGAATTGAATAATATTTATTGTTGTAATGAACAGACAACAACATTTTCATAGCAGATGACGAAAATATGCGTATCAACCGCAACAGCAATAGCGATTACAATTTTAGTAACTACGCCACTACTTGTACTAGCGGGTCCAGTATCGGCACTACCTTCTCCTGGTCACAGTTCGAAAACATGGTTTCGAGAGAAATATCTTCAACAGATATACGACGATTATTATTATTATACGCTAACACGATATGATTTCGAAGACAACGATCGCGATGTTTGCCCAGACTTTAAAAAATCAGCATCCATATTTGCAATCACCGGACAGCAGATATACCAAATAACCAAGACGTGTTCGTTGATTTATGTTCAGAAAGTAATCACCAAAAGTGCCAACTATACATCCCCCCCTCCAGCACATTACATACAACGTATAGATATTACGCTAATGGATGTT